ACAAGCACCTCGAGAATATCGAGAGATGTTTAACGTAAAAGCCGACCGAATCGAATTGGCAGCGGATCCGGAACGCAATTTTATATCTGCGAAAACGTCCCGGGCAGAGCAGCCTGATGCGCTCCAGGGCGTACACGCTGATCATGTGCTTTTGATTTGTGATGAGGCAAGCGGTGTACCCGAACAAGTGTACGAAGCTGCGGGTGGATCGATGAGCGCTCACCACGCGACAATGGTGTTAGCTGGAAACCCTGTTCGCTCAAGCGGCTACTTTTACGACACGTTTCACAAAATGTCAGACCGCTGGGATACGTTTCATGTGTCATGTGAAGACACAAAAAGAGTATCTCAAGAGTATATCGAAGAATGCCAGGTTCGGTACGGCGAAGAGAGTAACGTTTACCGTGTTCGGGTGCTCGGAGAGTTTCCCAGAGGCGATGATGATACGGTTATCCCCCAAGAACTAATAACAGAAGCAATCAATCGAGATGTTGAGCCAACACAGTTTGGTTCAGTTGTGTGGGGTGTTGACGTAGCGCGGTTCGGCTCAGATGCGTCAGCACTTTGTAAACGCAAAGGCAACGCTATTACGGAACCTGTCAGGCTCTGGCGTAACCTGGACACTATGCAATTAACGGGGGCAATTAAGGCAGAATACGATTCCACCGAAGAGCGCCCAACAGAAATTTTTGTTGATGCCATCGGGTTAGGAGCTGGAGTCGTTGATCGATTGCGCGAATTAGGCTTACCAGCTTTTGGAATCAATGTCTCTGAGTCGCCAGCAATGGGAACGCAGTACATGAACTTGAGATCAGAACTCTGGTACAAGGCCAAAGCGTGGCTTGAGGGCAGAGATGTTCGTTTACCTCGAGACGCAACACTAAAGACAGAACTCGCTACAGTGCGTTACAATTATACGTCGAGCGGTCGGGTTAAGATCGAAAGCAAGGCCGAACTAAAAAAACGCGGGGTTGCAAGCCCGGATTCGGCTGACGCTTTTGTTTTAACGTTCGCATCGGATGCGGGCACTGCGATCGGTGGCCGTAGCTATCGGCGTCAGGGTGAATTGAAAAGAAATCTGGCTGGAATTGTTTAAAATACGCTCGAGGGGCTGATGCTGTGAAACTATTTGGTGGACGGCTCAGCTTAAATAACCTCTGGATTGACGGCTCTGCGCTGTGGTGCCCTCGAGTTTTTACCTTTGACACTAGAGAACTTTGCTATCTACTTTCTTGGTAGCAGAGCTAAGGCGTAATAACTTTGGCAACATACATCGACGAAGCTGAGACTGAAGCTGGCGTTGGCATGACCGACGCAGAAATGCAAAGTACAGTGCGTTCGTATATCGAGGACGCAATTCAGTACATTGACGATGAGATTTCACCGCAACGCGCTGAAAGCTTGCGTTATTACCGTGGGCAACCGTTTGGTGATGAGGTTGTCGGTCGGTCCCAGGTAGTTTCTAGAGATGTACGCGATGCTGTCATGGCGGTGCTCCCGTCGATGATGCGCGTATTCTTTGGCAGCTCAAAAGCTGTAGAGTTTGTTCCGCGTACTGCCGAAGACGTAGGTATGGCAGAGCAAGCCACAGATTATGTGAATCACATTGTGCAACAAGACAACAACGGTGTAGAAATTTTCTACAGCGTGTTTAAAGATGCACTAATGAACAAAGGCGGCTTCGTTAAATGGAGCTGGGATGACTCGCTCGAGGTGCATACCCACACATTTGAGGGCCTGGACGAAGGAACGCTAGGACTGCTGTTGCAAGAAGAAGGCGTAGAGGCTGTATCTGTCAGTGGTACACCCGTAGAGGGTATTACGCCCGAACAAGTAGCAGAACTTCAAGCGCAAGGGATGCCAGTTCCACAACTGTACGACGTAGAAATCAAACGCTCGAGTAGGCGCGATCGTGTAAAAATCGAAACGATGCCGCCAGAAGAGTTTTTTGTTGATGGCGCTGCAACGAGCCTCGATGATGCTATGGTCGTCGGACATCGTACAATGGCAACCGTCAGCTCTTTGGTGGCGCTAGGCTACGATCTTGATTTGCTCGAAGATCATTTAAGCGACCAGGTTGGTTTTATTGATAGTGAGCTGTACGTCACTCGTACATCTTACGAAGAAAACCAGACGCCATTATCAGATTATGAACGGCGACGGGTGCTTTATTGTGAAGCGTGGTGTTACATCGATTACGATGGGGACGGGCTTGCTGAGTTACGGCGTGTCTGTACGATCGGTGACAATTATGAAGTCGTAAATAACGAACCAGCTGACATGATACCGTTCGCTGTGTTTAACGCAGATCCAGAGCCGCATATGTTTTTTGGATCGGATTTAGCGGATCTTACGAAAGACATCCAGCGGATAAAGTCTGCAACCATTCGCGGTATGCTCGATTCGCTATCGTTTGCGTTGTATCCCCGGACGACCGTCGTTGAGGGCATGGTTGACCTTGATGACGTTATGAACCCAGAGGTTGGTTCAATCATCAGAACGCGACAGCCTGGAATGATTCAGCAGATGAACGTACCATTTTTAGGCAAAGAAGCGTTTCCGATGGTTGCGTATCTTGATCAAATGAAAGAAGCCCGTACTGGTCAAACGGCTGCGTCACAAGGCTTAGATCCAGATGTGTTGCAAAGCACAACTCGGGCTGCGGTACAAGCTACAGTTAAAGGAGCTGAGCAACATTTAGAGCTAATGGCTCGAATGTTTGCTGATGGCTTCAAACGTATGATGAAAGGTGTGTTACATCTGGTCATTACACACCAAGACCGAGAGCGCGTGGTGCGTCTGCGCGACACCTGGGTGCCCATCGATCCGCGTGTATGGGATTCCAACATGGATTGCTCAGTGAACGTAGGACTTGGGTCCGGCCTAACAGATGAAAAGCTGATGGTGTTGAACTCGGTCGCCACACAACAAAAAGAAATTTTGCAGACGATGGGACCAAGCAACGTGCTGGTCGGTTTAGGCCAGTTGCGAAACACGTTAGCAAAAATGCTTGAGATTAGTGGGTTCAAGGATCCAAACCAGTTTTTCAAGCCTGTCCCGTTGGATTACGAACCGCCACCGCCACCGCCACCAGGGCCGACGCCAGAACAGCAGTTAATGGAAGTACAAATGGCTGATATCCAAGCGCGTCAACAGATCGAACAGCAAAAACTTCAACTAGCAGCTATGAAACAACAGCAGCTCGATGAACGTGAAAGTGCTCGGATCGCTGGAGATTTATCAATTCGGGAATTTCAGGCCGAACAAAAGTTTCAAGATGATGTTGAATTGGAAGTTGTTAAAGCCAGCTTGAAAGAAGGCTTATGACTCTAACGTTAGAGCAAAAAGCTCGACGGGCTAAGGAGATTCTTGAAGATGAAGTAATGCAGGAAGCGATTGAAGCGACAAAGCAGCAATATGTCGCTGAATGGGCATTAACGGATTTTGAAGACTCGCAAACGCGAGAACTAAAATTTCTACAACATCGTCTACTTGACGATGTCTTTAGGAAACTGAGAAGTTTCGTAGACGATTGGACGATTACACAAAATCGACAATCAAACGCAAGGGATTTGTAAACATGAGCGAAGCAGTTGCGACAGAAACGCCTGACCGCAGCATACCGCGTACAATGGACGAGATAGGTGCCAGGCTCGGCCAAGTGCTCACCGGATCAAATGAGCAACCGCAAGAGGATTCTGATACAGAGCAACCCTCGAGCGATTCAATTGACGCAGAGCAGCAGGATGCCGCATTAGCCGATGATGCGGTGGTAGATGAGTTAGACGCTGATGAACCAGAAGAAGAACAATTCCAAGACGATGACGATGGCGATTTATACACGGTCAAAGTAGACGGTGTAGAAGACCAGGTATCGTTAAACGAACTCATCAATGGATACCAGCGGACGGCGACATTTACGAACCGTCAGAAGAAGTTGAGCGAAGAGCGGCAAGCGCTAGAAGCAGAAAGAGCGCAATTACCAGCTCAAAAAGCTGAACTTCAGCAGACACTACAGCAGTACCAACAGGTGCTGCATTCGCTTCGTACACAGATGGAGGCAGCAAACGCGCCAGCAAATGTTGATTGGGCTGCTCTCGAGAGAGAAGACCCGGTGCAATGGCTCAAGTTAAAAGAGCTAGAGCGTCAACGAGCTGGTGAGATTCAAGCTGTTGTTGCTGAACAGCAGAGAATGCATGAGCTGATGGAAGCTGAAAGAGTTGAAAATCTGCAAAAGCATTTAGCTGTTGAGCGCACCAAGATGGTCGAAGTGATACCTGAATGGGCTGACAGTGAAGTTCAGGCTAGTGATCAGCGGAAACTTATGGAGTATGGTAGGGATGTTGGGTTTTCAGAAACGGAACTCAACGAGTTGTACGACCATAGAGCGGTGCGAGTGTTGCGAGACGCAATGCGCTATCGTGAGTTGACGCAAGGCAAGAAAATTACTGCAGCAAAATCTAAAATCGGTAGCGTTAACGCGGGGAATCGAGAGACTTCTCGCCGGACACGCTCGCGTCAGCGTAAAGCCGCTCGCGCAAAGCTGAAACAAACCGGAAAGGTTGATGATGCTGCTGCGCTACTGGGGCAAATGTTGACGAACTAACCAAAGGTCTATCATGGCAGTTGTAACAAATACTTTTCTCACCTACGATGCCAAAGGGTTGCGTGAGGATCTATCAGACTTGATCGCTGATATTTCCCCGACGCAGACGCCGTTTCAAAGCAATATCGGCACCCGGGACGCATCAGCAGTTTATTTTGAATGGCAAACAGACTCACTTTCTGCGGCGACCGCTGCAGGAGTGGTCGAAGGCCAAGATCTCAGCAGCTATACTGCGGTAACCCCAACAGCTCGTATGGGGAACTATTGCCAGATCAATATGCGCGATTTCATCATCTCGGGCACTGAGCAAGCAGTAGATAAAGCTGGTCGGGCATCCGAAGTTGGATACCAGGCAGCAAAAGCTGCAAAAGAACTAAAGCGGAACGTCGAAAAGGCGTGTCTACAGAACGCTGGTGCTGTCGCTGGTGCGACCGCAACCGCTCGAGTCACCGCTGGGTTCCCTGGTTGGATTAAAACCAACGAAACTTCCACGAACGTAACCAAGCCGTCGTACACGGGTTCAACCCCGACAGGCGCAACCCAAGTGTGGAAGTCGTTTGGTACACCAACCGCGTTTACCGAAGCTATGCTCAAAACCACGATGCAGGAGTGTTTTGTCAGTGGTGGAGAGCCGACGATGCTTATGGTTTCTCCGTTCAACAAGACACAAGTAAGTGGCTTTAGCGGCATTGCTTCTAGCCGTTACAATGTGGACGGTGCTGAGCCTTCGGTGATTATCGGAGCAGCTGACATTTATGTTAGCGACTTTG